ACATCGGCATCGATGTCTAATTCAACAACTTCTTCCTCTTCTGTGATCTCTTCTTCAGCAATTTCCTCTTCGGAAACTACTTCTTGATCGTCATCGATCTCAGACTCCTCTTCTTCTTTCATGCCAGCAGGCATTGCTTCCGCAGGCTTAGCACCCTGGTTAACAACATCTCTGACTTGCTTGAGGGTAGCACCTGGAGTCTTCAGCTTTGCTGAATCATCATCAGGCTTATAATTTTCTGGGGTAGGACCGCCAAGATCTTCTACGCTTGCTCCAGATGGCTTTACCATTGGTTCTGCTGGTTTAGCACCGGCAGTTACAGCGTTTTCCTTAACGTCTACTTCCATTTCGTGTAAATTAGTGCCACTGGACATTTTAGAACTCTCCGAAAATAACCTATTTGTAGTTAATTAAACTATATTTATTTATAATTTAAAGATTTGATAGAAAATCACCCCATAACTGGAGTTTGTTTTCTTCAAGTCTGTTTTGATCAACAAGAGTATTTATCCTCTTTCTAGCATCGTTGCAAAATCTTTCGCGAAGGATACCACCTTCCCAAACCCATTCTTTTCCTTCCATAATTCCATCAACAAAAGCATCAGGTGCAGATGGATCAGCAACGATGTCTGCAGCGGTTGCCAACATGAAATCTTCACCAACAATATTGATGCCTTCATTGTTCAGTTTTAATGAACCAACACCACGAGAAGAAACTCCAAGTTTCACACCTTCACCAATTAGTGACTGTGCAATCTTACCCATTGGAGTACTAAGAAGTTGTGCCTTACCATAAATGTTTGAACCTCTTTGCTCAAGAGTTACAATTTTATGGGATACACGATCAAGGTTGATTGTTGGACCATCGGGGTGACCGAGTTCTCCAAGTGCTCTACCTTTATTGGTATACATTTCATTGTATCTACCAACTTCTTTTGCAAGAGTTGAAATAGGATACATACGACCGTTACGGTTCTTGATATCACCTTGAAGGAAAGTTCCCTCGATGAACATCTTTTTAGCAGAACCTTTACCTTCGGTAATGTACTCTACTGTTTCGACTTCTTCTCTGATTAGTTTCATTTTTCTTAGTTTCTGTATGCGACTTTTACAGCTTTGACTGAAGTTGTTCCTGCAGAAGTGATCAACTTATCAGTAGGATCTTTTTCGAGAACAACGGTCTCACCGTTTTTCACCGTGAGACTTCCAATAGTGGCATCACTAGAATCAGATCTTGTGATAACTACTGCAGCAGAGTGACCGTTATACACTCTAACAACAGTTGCATTACTAACATTTGTAGCAGCATTTAACGTTGTTTCTGCTGCTAAAACCTTAATCAACATCTTCGTCTCCGGTTTGAGTTTCTTCCTCTTCGTCCTCTTCGGACTCTACTTCAACTTCATCTGTTTCATCTTCTAATTCATCTTCACCAAATAAAGAAGCACCGATATCAGGTCGGATTGCATCTATCTTCGATGAAGATTTAGCATACAAAATTTCTTTAATTTTGTCACTAACTTCAGTTGGGGACGATTCAGCACCCACCAATAAATCCATTAAATCATCCATTTTGTATCAAAAAATTACGAGAACTATTATTTATTTATATCTCACCACCTTCCGGTGCTTCGACTGCCTTCTCTTGCTGTGCTAAATCTGGGTCATTGATAGGTTGTCCAAGTCCCATTGGATCTGCATTTGGATCAATTGGTAATCCAGTATTTGGGTCAATAGGAGCATTTGGATCAGGAAGAATTCCTTCTTCAATTTCCTTCTTAATCTGCTCATCCATTTCAATGATTTCAGTTTCAGTCTGCTTCAGAATTTTATTTCTTACATATTGTGCAGAGAAATATCTGCCCATATAAGGTTCCATTGCAGCAATAACACCAAGTTGCTCATTGAGAAGTTCATTCTCTTTGAGATCAGAGAAGTGATTATCATACAGATAATCGTATTGGATATGATCTTCTAATTCCTGCCAGTCGTCAGCAGTGATAATATTTTTCAGAATCAACTGGGTCTTCAACATATCGTTGAACATTCCAGAGAATCTCTTACGCAGTCTACCAACAAACTTGGTAAACTTAAGTTCGTCACGCAGAATCTCAGAAGAACGACCAAGATTGAAACCACCAGAACTATCAAGTCTGCTGGAAGGAACGTTTAGTGATTTGTAGAGTTTAGTCTGGAAGTAATCAACGTCAGACAATTCTCCAAGGTTTTGACCACCAGGGAGTGTAGTAATCTCAGTTCCTCTACCACCTTCTCTTCTAGGCAACCAGAAATCTTCAAGCATTGCCATATGCTTACGGTCATCACGGATCTCTCCGGTGCTCGCATTATATACAAGTTTGTTGCGATAGCGATTCATCACATCGCGCAGATACTGTTCTGCTTTTACCTTAGGTAGATTACCAACATCAATGTAGAAAATTCTACGTTCTGGTGCTCTTGATAATCTGTAGATAACAAGACTATCCTCAACCATTCTTAATTGGTTAAGTGCCTTAATTGCTTTATGCAAATAAGATAAAATTGTTTGCTTATTTCTATCTACCAATCCAGAGGTTACAAATACAATTGCATCTTTTGATATCTTTACAGCACCTTTTGCATTACTGTTTGGATAAATTCCACCACCATTCTTCTGTGAAGAGTTAGGATCATAAAGATAATACTCTTCTACTTCAGGTGCCTTATAATTCTCTGGGTTCGTAGGGTCCTTTCCATTTCTTGCAACATTAAATGGAGACTGAGAATTTGGTCCACTTTTTTCTTGCTTACGGATTAAACGAATTTTAAGTGGATCAATATATCTAATATCCTGAATACCAGCAGATGGATCATTAAGATCAATTACTTTATGGTAAAATACTCTTCCGTCAATGTACCAATTCCTAAAGATTTCATGAGCCTTCCTATCGAAGTTCATCATGTTTTTGATATTTTGAAACTCCTCTCTAATAAGTTCTTTTAGTTTATCAGATGCAGGGAGATTTGATAACTCAACTTGTACTGGAGAATCGTTAAGGTCAGAAACAATTGCTTCATTTACAATATCTTCAATCGCACTATCACACTCAGGATGCAAACACATCTCACGATATCTACGAATCAAATCCTGCTCAGACTTATAAACTCCCTCGATATCTACGTACTGGCCGTAGAAACCGCTGGAGAGATAAAAATCTGATTTGTCCTCATCTGTTTGAGGAACTGGGGAGACAATGCTTTTTGATGCTTTGTCTGCCCCAGGATCTGGTAGTTTAAAACCAAATAATTTAGACATTAATCAAGATTGAACTTATTATTCTACTATTTATACTCCGGTGCCAAGTTGGGTTGTGCCGTCCGAGTTAAGTGCTTCACTCCACTGAACTTCCATGGTTACTGAGAATTCCTCAATCGTATCAGAACTATCGTAAGAAAGTGCGATATCTGAGACGTTAGTTGGGAATGAACCATAGAATCTATACTGCTTGAGAACAGGCAGTTGTGGATCACTTTGTGGTTGGACACCACCCACTTGTGCTCTACCCAGTTGCTTAACATACATATCCTGTTGATAATCAGCAGGGTTTGTAATTCCAGCATTATCTTCATGCTTGTTGATGAGATTCATCCATCTCTCGAAAGCAGTTCTGATAGTGAAATCAACATCGTTGATGATGGTGATAGTCCAGGGATCGAAGGTTCTGTCTCCAGCAACTTTCAGGTTTCTACCCCTGAAAGGAATGTTGATTGGAGAGATGTTAGAAGCAGGAAGGTTTGCTGCTTTAATCATAAAACGAGTTCTATCGGTTAAAGCATCTTTCGATGTTCCTTCGGGGATAGCGTCATCAGGGAAGTACAATTCACACTCAAATAGATTGGGTCTTGCACCTCCACCGATCATCCTACCCTTGAATGCATCAAGGGTTCTGTCCTTGGTATTGGGAGCGTTACGGTTTGCCATTAGATGTTTCCTCTATTTTGTGAATTAATTAAACGTTGCCAACTACTTCTTCAAAACTTACTCCGGTGCGAGTAGCAACGAATGTAAGACCGATGAAGTTGATTGATCTTGCGGGTTTGACAAAGATGTCTGCTCTAAACTGATTAGAGTCAACAATGTCTGGAGTATTGTTAGTCTCATCGCAGATTACGACGAAATCGGTCATACCTCTCTTTGCCTTAACATCACGAAGGAATGGTTCAACAATATTGACGAAGTTGGATCTCGTGATAACATCGTTGAATTCAAAGAGTTGATCCTTTGCTGCTCTCTCGATTGAATCCTCAATGGTGAGGAATAGACGACGAACGTTGATTCTATCGAATGCAGAAGCGAAGGAAAGTCCAGTCTTATCACCGAAGAGTTGAATTCCAGAACCGCCTTGGGCGACAATTGGATTAATTCTCTTAGGATAGATCAGATCTCTCTGTGCTTGTGAAGGATTATAAGCAAGTTTCACTGCACCATTGATTGCTCCTCTAGCGGAACCAGCAGGTGAGAACCAGGGGAACTGATTGATTGAAGTTCTTGCCATCAGACCAGCAACGTCAGCGTTACATGGGATGTAACGGAATTCATTGTTGAATCTATCGAAGGTGTACTTATATCCTGAGTCGAAGACTGCGTAGGAAGATGAAGTCACACTATCGTAGAATTTGATAATATTCTCTGTCTGTGTATCAGAGTTTGGTTCATTGACAACACCAGCACTATGAGGAGAGATACAAGCGATACAATCCTTTCTAAGTTCAGCAATTTCAATCAATTTGTTTGCTTTTGCCTGTGAATCAAAGATTGACGTTCCAGCAGAAGGTCCATTAATCAAGAAGTCAATTGAGTATTCAGCAGGATTCTTGAGAACATCGTAAGAACTTACAACGTCTGCAAGAGTTGCAGCAAATCCATCACCAGCAGTGTAGTTCTTACCAGCGGTGAGATTGTAGGTCTTTGCACCTTCAACGTTAAACGTTGTTCCTTGTGCAACTCCACCCCATGCTCCAGTTGCTGCAATAAATGCACCAGCTGATCCAGAAGTAAGTCCACCAGATACTCCAGCTGGATGTGATCCAGAGAATACATAGTCGGAAAGACGAGCAAGACTGTTCTTATAGAATACTGCCTCGGTTGGGGAGATAGTACCGTCAGAAGACTTACTAAGGAAGGTAAACTTCTCAACAATGTTTCCAGCAGTTCCGGTTACAGATCCGGTGTCATCAACGACAACTACGTGGATTTCATCGTTCTTTGCACTTCTTTCAGAAGCATACTGAGAAGTTCCGGGTTTCTGTGCGATTGACTTCCAGGAAACTGTGGAGTTTGTAAGTCCCAGAGTCTGAGTGTTATACCAATCAGCAAGAGTAGCAGATGTGTAAGTTGCAATTCCTGCAGCAGCAGCGTTCTTGACAACTAGATCGTTAGCGGAAGTGGATGTAGAAGAAGATCTTGTGAAGGTAAAGACTGCAGCATCTCCAACAGTACTGATACCAGTGATTGACTGGTCAACGAATACAGTATCAACACCAATAGCAACAACCTTTGTTCCAGTAACAACTGTTGAATTGCCACCAGTTACAGTAACAACGTCTCCAATTGCAATGTTCTGGTCGATACCACCAGAAGCAGAGGTTGTATTAATACCAGAGATAGAAGCATCAACTGCTTCGTTAATTACACCAACGGTTGTACCAATACCAGTATTAGTGGTTGTGGTTGTTG